GATTTTAATATTAAAGTACCTACAATAAAGTAATATGGCTTTTGAAGAATTATTAGATAAAGATACTATTCGTTTTGATACAGCTAGGCTTGAAGAATTAAAAAGCGAACTTAGCTATCAAGACCCTTTTTATGTTAAAGGTATAAGAAGTTTCGGTAGAATGCCTTTGCGTGTCTTTGATGACACTATGAACTCCATGTCCGATTTAACTGGAGGTGCTTGGGGAAGAACAAAAATAGAACAAGAAACTTTCGGTAAAGCTGAAGGTGGGGAAAATGTAACATCAGAAATCGGATCGGCTCTTTTAGGTTTCTTTACTGTAGGTACAAAAGCCGCTCAAGGTCTTGCAGTAGGAGCTAAAGGTATATCCAAAGGTTCTCAGAAGTTAGGGTTAAACTTTAATAAAGGCGTATCTAAAAAGATAAAAGAAATCGAATACACACAATTAGGAGAAAAAAGTAAGTGGGCAATAAATCTAGCTAAAGACGGAGCATTAAGAGGTGCTGTTGTTGACTTTATGATTGCCGATACCACCGAAGAACAGAGCATACTAGAACGGATGAAGAAAAGGTCGGAAGACGTTTTACTAGGTGCTTTAGTAGGTTCGGGACTAAACGTTACTTTTGGTTTGTTAGGTTCTAAAGCTTGGAATCAAATGAGAAACTTCATGGGTAAACAAGCTGTAGAGTTAAAGAAATCCCATACTAAAATTGCAAAGTTAGCTGAAAAAGGTGATGAAGCTTTGTCTGAGTTTACAGCTACCGAAGAAGGACAAGTAGAATTAATTAACTTTGTAGCTAATGCCGCAAAGGTTTCTGAAACGTTAAACCCAAGCGGAAGTGTAACTTTTAAAGAAATCATAGATGAAGCTCCAAATGTAGATTATATCTACGAAAAGGATGAAATACTTAAAGAAGTAATCGATCCTAAAATTAAAGACGCAGATAAATTAGAGGAAAGTATAATCGATCAGTTTAACAAAATGAAAGATTTACCTTCCGCTTTACAGAAGTCTAATCTTTTTGTGCTACATTCTGAGCAACAGCTTACACCTAGAATCAATGAACTTTATTATAAATTAAAGAAGCTGTTCGATAAACCCTCTCTTGATATGTATACAGCATTAAGAGGTGATGTAGAAAATTTTAAATCAGTTCTTAAAACTTATAGATTAGCTGTACAAGTAAGAGCAAAAGCAGGAACATTAGCAGGTAAGGCTTTAGCAGCATTAAGAAAAACATCAAGGTTTAAAGGAGTAGACGCATCCATACATCTTGATCCTGCATCTAGTAGAGGTAATTTTGACAAAACGGTAGACTATAGTGATGAAGTTTTAGATAAGTTTAATAAAATAGACGCTCTCCTATCTACAGTAGAAAGCATAAAAAGAACTGATCCAGATGATTTACACAGTTTTATATTAAACCGAAATCCAAAACAAAAAGAAATACTAGAAGCAATAGGAGAGGGAACAGAAAGCCCATCAGAAATCCTTACTAAAATGGTAATGGGTTCTGGTTACAGGAATAAAAATAGAATATGGGATAAATACAAAACCTCCCTAATTAACTCCGTTAAGAACTTATTAAAAAACAAAGACCCAAAACAGAAAGCTCCTTTAGCTGTACTCCAAACTAGTCTACTAGGTAGGATTTCAAAAGAAATCAAAAAGGGTCATAAGAAAGGAAAGACTACTAAAAAATTACAAACGTTAAAATCAAAATTAACAAACTTAGATAATTGGGAGCAGAATAAAGACGAAGTAAAAGAAATTTTAAGTGAATTAAAAAGTAAAAATATAATAGAAATTTCTTATGACGATATTGTTTCTGAGGATTCGGATACTATTGTAAAGGCTTTAATTAAATTAGATAACGCTAAAGGAGCAGACGATTCTACAAGCTTTTTAAATTCTTTAGATATTAGTGATGAACTTAGAGAAAGAATACGACTCGATCTAGAAGATGCAAAACTGGCACATATCGAGGAAATGAAAGAGGAGGAGCTACTTCAAGAAGCTTTACGCCAGCGACAAAAAGAAACTACCTTAAAAGAATTAAACGAGTTATTTGTAAGTGGTGATCCCGATAAAATTAAAGCATTTTTTGAAAATGCGCTTAATCAAACTAAGAATGCCGATGAGCTTACAAAACTGATTAATAAAAGAAAAGCTCAGTTAAAGAAAAAGTATCAAGATCAAAAAGTAACTCCAGATCAGATTGCAGCTATAGCTTTAAACGACTTACAAGGTTTAGTCTCAAAGGTTAATAAAGAGTTATCAAGCAAGTCACAAAAGTTTTGGCAGGGTTTTGACAGGTTTAGAATGGGCATGATGATGTTTCATCCTAAAACTTGGTTAATTGGTCCTGTTTCTGGTCTTTTTCATTTAGTAGAGCAACCTATTAAGCAAGCGGTTAGGTCTTTCTCTCATATAAAACAATTAAAAAAACTTACTCCCGAAGACCAAAACTTACAAAACGTAGACGAATTTCAGTACGCTTGGTCACAGATTTCTACTGCAATTAATTTAGGAACCATGTGGGATTCTATTAAAAATGGTGTATCTACTTTTATGAAAGATAAATCCGCTTTTAATCCTAGAATTCAAAATAGGTTTGAGCAAGAGTTTATGAAAGTTGGGGAAAATATTAGTGTAGAAAAACTGGCAGGATTAAACACATATCAACAAAAACAACTTTCTGATTTAATATCTCAATACGGAACAGATACAGCAGTTAATCGACAAAAGTTAAAAAACTTTTACGCAACCTTAGAAAGTGGTAAATCAGGAAACGCAGTAGGTAAAGCCTTAGAATTATTTTCTTCTATTTCGTTTAGAGCTATGGGAGGTGTAGATGATGTTTTTAGGACGTATGGAACGATGAGAGCATTAAGAGCTGAAGCTATGCAAAAAGCTCTTATAGCAGGAAAAACGACCAAAGAAGAAATAAAGACATTTTCCGAAGACTACATGAAGAAAGCAGTATTAAAGGATTCTACCTCTACTGCTAAAGAAGTATATGGATTCGGAGGGGATAAACCTGTATCTACGTTAAGATGGAAGATGGATGAAGAGTTTTCTGATGTAGAACAATTAGGTTTAGCTATTACATATCAAGCCGATTTTGCAGATAGAGTATTTAGCAGGACAATGAAAAGTATAGCTAACTGGTCTAGGGATTATAGTAACGATGACTACGCTAAACGATTTACAAGGATTGTTTTACTTCCTTTTGTTAAAACTCCTACAGCTATTGGTCAATGGATGTTAGATCATGGATTTGGAGCAACTGGTTTATATCGCAGGTTAACAGCAGATAGTAAATTATCTAAACAAAGAAAAGCACTTACAGATCGTATAGACTCACAGAATAAATTGAAAGAAGCAGGAACAGTAAACGAAATTGACGCTAATCAGATAATAGAAGAAGCTCAAAAATCCCTTAGAAATTTAGACCTTCAAGCGGCACAAATGAAAGCTGATGCTACAGCAGATATAATAAGCGGTTTATTTTGGACAGGGATACTAGGCTCTTTAGCTGCTAGTAGTAAAATAACAGGTAGTGGAAGTCACATGAGTCCTCAAGATAGGAAAGCAGCAGAAGAAGGAGGGTGGAAACCCAATCGATTAAACATAGGAAATATTTCAGTTAGTTATGAAAGAATCGAACCCATATCTTCATTTCTTTCTTTAGCTTCTGATGCTGTTGCCCATATGTACGCAAAGGATCAATTTAAAAGTGCAGCGTATAAAGACGAGGATGCTGTAAATCTTTTAACTACTGTAGCTGTAGGTATGAGTGAAATGATGAGGAATAAGTTTTTCCTTAGAAGTCTTTCTGATGTAATTTCTGTATTTGATACTTCTGGTGATAAGATTTCTTTTAACGCTGGTAATTGGGCTACAGGTTTTACTGCTTCTTTAACTCCTAGAATTATTAAAGATTTAAACGAAATTGCAGAACCATACGAAAAAAGGTCTAAAGATTTTTTAGATAAACTAAAACAGCGAGTATACGGAGGAAGTACAGCAGGTTACAATAGAAATATATTTGGAGAAAAAATAACCCGAACCAGAAGCAAAGAGGGCTTTATAGGTTTAATATCTCCTATTTACGTTAGCCAAAAACAAAACGATCCGTTGCTTCAGCAGCTATCCTATATGCAACATAACTTTGGGCAGCAGACACGTTTTATACGAAGCTTTGAAGGTGTTAAGTACGATACAAGGGATTTTAAAAATAACGAAGGTCAAGATCTTTATGATGCTTGGTTACAACATTTAGAAAGATATAAAATCAAAGGTAACACTTTACGAAAGCGATTGTCTTTAGACCTTCGATCTAATAAATACAAAAGATTACCTATTAAATCAGAACAAGGAGAGTCAGTAAGTAATTTAATTAACGATACAATCAATACCTACGAAAAGGAATCCTTTAAAGAGTTTATTAAAAAACAAGGAAAAAGATTTGTAGATTCAAACGGAATTAGATTTACAGACCAAAAACAAGATAACGTTCTAAAAACACTTTTAAAACTCAACCGATAAAACATCATGGCAAGCAGCTCAGTAACCTATACATCAGGAACCAATAACTTTAACATTACATTTGGCTATCTACGAGATACACACGTTATCGTTCAAGTAGGTTCTACTCAGTACGATATTAACGATAATTACTTTACTATAGATACTACATCTACACCAAAAGTAGTTTTAAATACTGCTGTTAGTGAGGGTACAACTGTTAAGATACTTCGTAAAAGTCTAGGTAAAAACAACGATCAAGGCTTTCTAGTAGACTTTGTTGATGGATCAGTCCTTACCGAAAAACAACAGGATGAAGCCTACCAGCATAACTATTATATTAATCAGGAATCTAAGGAAGGTAATCTTTCGGTGGGTACTCCCCTTATTGATTCCGATGCCGCTAATAAAGGCTACGTCGATCAAGCTATAGCTGATGCTGCATTAAACAATTTAGGAGGTAACGTAAGTTTAGATGCCGTAAGTATAGCAAACACTCCAGCAACAGGTTACGAACTAACGGTTGACGGTCAGGTACTTATAGGCACAAATACACTTACTGGTACAGGTGCTACGGATAATTCTACAGGCGGTACACCATTTGATAGTACATATGGACCAAGCGGAACGCATCCTGCCGAAGTTATTATTACACAAGGCGCAGACTCCGAAGGTACTAGTCTTTTGGTACAAAGTAGTGGAACTAACGATGACGCAACCTCTGTAGATAATGCTACTGTATCTATACAAGCAAATGGAACTCCACTACTACAGCTTTTTGATACAAACGGAACTGGCAATATAAGCCACATATATCACAAGGAAGATTCTTTTAACGTGGATTGGTCGATGACTAATGGAAGTACTGGAGCAGGAAACACCCATAAAATACTTAGAGCAACAGCAAGTCATGATCTAGCTATGACTGTTAACACTTCAGCGATGGGAGTTGGTACTGGCACAGCTCAAATGGGAGGACAAATGATAAATTTTTATATAGACGGTAGTGCCTTAAAAGTGCAATACGTTGCTCCTGACGGTGCTACTACTACAACAGGAACTGTCGCAACATTAAGTTAATAAATCATGGAACCAATGGCTGAACAAATCTCACACTTCCTTGACAGTATATTAGCTGTTGTTCTTGGTGTATTCGGTTGGATCGGTAAAAAGTTTAGTGATAGACTTGATAGCGATGAAAAGCGTTTAACAAAGATAGAAGTAGAACTAGCTGCTCAACATGAACGTGATCTATCTGTTGAAAAACGTATACACGGTCTTGAGCAGAAACTAGAGTCAATGAACGATAAACTTGATAGACTTCTAGAACTAATGATGAGGAACAATAACAAACAATGAAAAGAGAACGCTTAGAAAAGCTACAGGTACAAGTAGCAGAAACTTATTCTACAGCTATATCAGAGATGCACGAGACAGGGGAATTTAATGCTGCTATCTTAAATGGTGCTAGGCAACTTCTTAAAGATAACGATATTATCAGTATTACTGAACAGCATACTCCACTAGGAAGACTTGCTGATTTGTTACCTTTTGAAGACCCTGACCCAGAAGCAGTCAGACAACAGAATGGATGACCAGTTAAAAGACTTTAGGAACTTTCTGTTTGTTGTATGGAAACATCTTAACCTACCTGATCCTACTCCCATACAATACGATATAGCTGACTATATGCAACACGGACCTAAGAGGTCTGTAGTAGAAGCTTTTAGAGGAGTCGGTAAAAGTTGGATATGTTCAGCTTATGTTGTTCATCAACTACTACTTGATCCATCCAAGAACTTTCTAGTTGTATCAGCATCTAAGACTCGTTCTGATGACTTTAGTACGTTTACATTACGGATCATCAGAGAGATTCCTTTGCTTAACTCCCTACTACCAAAGGATGGACAGAGGTTTAGTAAGGTATCTTTTGATGTAGGTCTAGCTCCTCCAGCCCATGCACCATCTGTAAAGAGTCTAGGTATAACATCTCAGTTAACAGGTAGTCGTGCTGATGTTATTGTAGCTGACGATATTGAAGTACCTAACAACTCTCAGACTCAGGGAATGAGGGATAAACTTGATGAACAAGTAAAAGAGTTTGAAGCTATTTTAAAACCTTTAGATGAATCTAAGATATTATTTCTTGGTACTCCTCAATGTGAAGATTCTATCTATAACAAACTACGAAATAGAGGTTACTCATTAAAGATTTGGCCATCTGAATACGTATCAGAGAAACAAGCTAACGATCTATATGGTAATGAATTAGCTGATATAATTAGTAAGGAATCATCTAATGAAGCTCTTATAGGTACATCTACCGAACCAACTAGGTTTAACATGAATGACCTTGAGGAACGAAAACTTTCTTATGGACGTTCTGGTTACTCGTTACAGTTCATGCTTAATCCCCGTCTTAGTGATGAGGATAGATATCCGTTAAAGATTAACGATCTAATAGTAATGGATATTGATAAAGATGTAGCTCCAGAAAAAATAGTATGGGCATCATCTCCTGATTTAGCGTTCGATAACAGTCTTCCTAATGTAGGGTTTAACGGTGATCGTTTCTATAGACCTTTTCAAACAGTTGGAGATATGGTTCCCTTTACTGGTTCTGTAATGTCTATTGACCCATCTGGTAGAGGTAGGGATGAAACAGCTTATTCAGTTGTTAAGATGTTAAATGGTCAACTATTTGTACCAGAGTCAGGAGGTCTTAAAGGTGGATACTCTGAGGAAACATTAAAGGAACTAGCTAGGATTGCTAAAGCTCAATCAGTTAACCAGATCGTTATAGAGTCAAATATGGGTGATGGTATGTTTACCGAACTTTTTAAACCTATACTTAGTACCATCTATCCATGCAGTACAGAAGAAGTTCGTCAAAGTATCCAAAAGGAAAAACGTATAGTTGATACATTAGAACCTGTACTTAACCAACATAAACTAATTATTGATCCTAAAGTAATCCGTAACGATTATCAGTCAGCATTAGTTTATCCAACTGAAAGACAATCCAGATATATGTTAATGTATCAATTATCTAGGATTACTAAATACAGAGGAGCTTTACTACAGGATGACCGATTAGATGCCCTTGCTATTGCTGTTAACTACTGGGTAGAACAAATGAATCAGGATGCTAACGAAAAGATTAAAGATCGTAAGGCAGAGCTGTTTGATGAAGAACTAGAAAAGTTTAGAGCATCAACATTTGGTGGAGCTACTGGTAACTCACTTTGGAAATGGATGTAACGTGGTTAATTTTAATACAGGTTATGAACCTCCAACAGAAGTAACGGAAGTTGTTAAAGACCTGTTTGTACAGGCTGTTAAAGTTCAAATAAAGGCACTTATGAGTAAAGACTATGATGATAATATTAATTCAGTAAATACTCAAACAGATCAAATATTAGAGGACTTACTCGGTAAGGTAGCTTACTATATGAATGAATTTGATATTAACGAGTATACACTTATGGGAATCCTAGAAGCTGTTAAACTTGAAGTTAAAGAATCTATGACTTGGGAAATTGATATAAGAGACGATGAAGAAACCTGATCCACGACTTAAAAGAGCTGGTGTTAGTGGTTATAATAAACCTAAACGTACACCATCTCATCCAACTAAAAGCCATATAGTAGTAGCTAAATCTGGTGGTAAAATTAAAACCATAAGGTTTGGACAACAAGGTGTTAAAACAAACCAAACAGCAGGACAACGAAAAGCTTTTAAAAGTAGACACGCAAAGAACATTGCTAAAGGCAAAATGAGTGCCGCCTATTGGGCAAATAAAGCTAAGTGGTCACCTAGTAAAACTAAATCTCCAAGTATGAAATGGAAGAAAGGTAGTTAATAACATGGCATACACAAAACCTACAGTAAGAGAACGTATAAAGAACCGTATAATGGCTGGCACTAAAGGTGGTAAAGCTGGTCAATGGTCTGCACGTAAAGCTCAATTATTAGCCCTTGAATACAAAAAGAAAGGTGGAGGATACTCTGGATCGAAGACTAAGAAACAAAAGAGTCTTACTAAATGGACTAAAGAGAAGTGGGGAACTAAGTCTGGTAAACCTTCTACTCAAGGGCCAAAAGCTACTGGTGAAAGATACCTACCAGAGAAAGCCAGAAAAGCCTTATCTAGCAAACAATACAAAGCTACTTCAGCAAAGAAACGTATGGATGCTAAGAAGGGTAAACAGTTTTCTAAACAACCAAAGAACATAGCAAAGATAACCAAAAGATATCGATGAAAGCTAAACCTTATAAGAGACCTACAAAGAAAAAGAAGAAAAGTTCTTACTAAAAAGTTTTGGTAAAAATTTCTGAAGAGGCTTCTCTAGCGCACTACAACCGTCTTCCCCCCATGCCGCCAAGCTTTTCCCGTGCGCGTTTAATAAAGTTACGTGGGCGTGCCTGTCATATATGGGAATAGGGAGCCTGTAAAGGAGTTTGTGCATACTTTTGATTATCTTTGCTAGGACTTGTATGCAGGGATGTGAAAAGCCTACCCTGAGCAACCTTTACCGCGTGCATACAAAAGCACATCAATACATACTTTTACAGGTACATTAGGAGGACTTATCAAAAGCATGAGCAAAAATGGATTTCGTCGAGAATCGATTACAAGGGGGTGGGGAATGGTAAAGGTAGGCTTGAAGATTTAAGAGCCATTTTGAAGGTTTTTTGTTCGCGTTTGTTAACTGTCGTTTTTTGAGAATTGGCATGCTGTTTTTCTTATTGCGAAAGTCTTGCGTTAAAATGTATTAAAAGTCAATCAAGGCCAAAAAGGGGGCGATATGTAAAAGTATTAAAAAGTATGCACCCCAAAAATCGGTCAAAAATCGGCAAAAATCTGGGGAGTGCCGAAAATGGGCGATATGTAAAAATATTAAAAGTGATTAATGGGGTATTTGGGGGTAAACTTTTCGAATTTTGTGGTAGGTTAGAACTTACTTACTAAGTTTTTTGTGAGTCTATGAGCGGGCTGCGAGGTTTTTTTCAAAAAAGTTTTCATAAAGCTTGACCCCTACCCCGATTTTTCAGAGAATAGGTACATAATTAATTTGACTAGGAGAGCTTTACGATAAACGACACTAAAAAACTTACTTCCTGTCTGCGATATGTGCGGGGAAGTCAAAAGAGATGATCACTCGATAACAATCCGTTGCCATAACCCCGAAATTTTGAAGGCGAGCGACGAAAATGGTGCGGTTCATCATATATATTAAAAGATATTAAACCAATTTTGTTAAATTTTGTAACCAGAAAGAAAGCAAATGACCATCCGAAAACTCTACTATATGAACGCGCGTAGAAAGAAAGCTGGCTTGCCTCCGATTAGTGGGGAGAAATGGGGACTAACCCTTGCACCTCAGGTTGGAAAAGTACAAACAGCCATCGAAAAAACGTGCGCCTACACCGTAAAAAGACCAGTCAAGAAACGTGATGAAAAAATCGCAAGACTGACTGACTCTACAACCTACACAAACCATTCAAACACAAGCCTCTGGGTACACAATAACAGGTCACCTCTGGACAGGAAGTGGCAGGGATTCACTCTCAGAGAGCTACAAACCGTCGGAAAATCAGCAACTGCAGCCCATTTACAGGCAATGACTGACTTCCTCAATCGATAAAAAACTAACCGAACCAACCGAACCAACCAATTTTTTAAAACCGATTCTTATTGAATCATTAACTAACCGAACCAACCGTAATACCATGACTAAAAAAGAAGAAATCGTAAACGCAATTAAGCAACGTAAAGAAGCGGCTGCGAAAGCTAATTTCAAAGCTGCTAAACAATTGCATCAGATATTGCTAGCCGATAAACCCATGCCCCAAAGCATCTGGGATAAAAGCTGCGACAATCTAAAATCAACAGGATTCTTTGGAGTCGATGGCGAGGCTACACAAACGCCAAAGCTAGACAAAGAGACTGGTGAATTGATTATGGAATTAGATGGATATGGAATATCTAAAAAGCAGCTTGAGCAATACGAAAAAGCTAAAAAGGATCGACCAAACAAAATAACCGAAAACAATGAACAACTAACCAAAGGAGTAGCAGCATTTTCCCAAACCAAAGACTGTGAAATTAAGAGCCTGACATTTAGTGCAGGGGTTACAGGGAAAAAGAAAGCAAAGCTCAACGTGAGTATGACAGCAACTCCTACCAAAGCAACCGTAAACAAATTAACCTTATAACAAACCTTTTACCCTCGCTACTAACAGCTTTCTTCGGGGAGCGAGAGGGTAGACTTTTTACCGAACCAAACACTAAAATAGAATAATAATAAAATGGAAGTACTAACTTATTTGTTAATCGTAAGACATGGAGGAACTATTGAGTGGGATGAGCAGGTTTTAACTGTTTACCCAATAGGAACCTCAGTAAGCAACTTAAAAGATAATCAAGAAGGTACAGTTGAGGTTGACGTGTTAAAATGTAAAGTCGATGTACCTACTGAAGGAATCCGATTTAAAGATGAGTGGGATTATGTTGATTGGGCTTTAGAGGCTGAAGAAAAATTCTGGAACTAACTAACTAAAAAGAAAAATTAACTATGAACACAAAAGAAATACATAACTGGTACAAGAGAGTTAAGCGAGTTACGAAAAGAAGTAAAGAAACGGGGGATCAAGTTTATGAAGCATTGAACAAAGCTAAATTTTATGACCCTAGGGGGAATGGAAACAAAGCTTACAAAAGAAAGAAACAAATAGAGAAAGCATACAAATGAACATACTAACTAATAACGCAAAGACTGATAAAAGTGTAGACTATGGATACATCACAAGAGGTGTCCATTTAGCACCTGCCAACATCAGCGGTTATGAAACCTGTAGGTGGAGAAGTAAAGGTTGTACCGAATCCTGTTTAAATACAGCAGGTAGAGGTGCTATGAATAGTGTACAGGAGGCACGTATAAAGAAGACAAAGTTCTTCTATGAAGATAGGAATAGATTCCTTGATCAAATGGATAAAGAGATAGTATCAGCGGAAAAGTCAGCAAAGAAAAAACATATGCAACTCTGTATACGTCCTAACCTTACAAGTGATATTAAGTGGGAAGATACAGGTATCATGCAACTCCATCACAATACACAATTCTATGATTATACCAAGTCATTTCAACGTATGAAAGCTTTCCTTAATGGAGAGATGCCGTTTAATTATCATCTTACATTTAGCAGGAGTGAACATAATCACAAGCTATGTAAGATCATCCTAGAGATGGGGGGGAATGTAGCTGCTGTATTTAGGAATCAGTTACCAAATACTTACGAAGGATACAGGGTAATAGATGGAGATAAGAATGACCTAAGATTCCTCGATGATAGGGGAGTATGGGTAGGGCTTATCGAAAAAGGATTAGCAAAGAAAGACGAAACAGGATTTGTACTATGATTGAAACAATTTTACTAGCTATTTACTGGGGAGTGCCTGTTGGTATATCCCTGTATCTACACATAACCAACCAATAACCAACTATGAAAGTAAGAATACCATATACAACTACATCAAGTGTTACCGACCTGTTAGACCTACAACTACCAAGGCAAATGGGGCCAAGACATCAACCTCTTCGACACTTCGATGCATGGAGAGAAGTAAGTGAAGCAATCGAAGATGAAGGTATGCAAATATCTAGTCAAAGATTCTGGTTACAACACGCTCCAAACTTAGAGAAGCCAGTTGATAAGTGTCTTATGATGCTACATATCAAACCGAATCAAGATGATTACGACTCTGGCACTACACGTATGATCGGCATTCGCAACAGTAACGACCAGACGTTTGCGCTACAGGCTGTTGCTGGTCATCAGATAATTGTCTGCTCTAATGGAATGTTTGAGGGAGAGTTCAAAGCGCTTCAACGTAAGCATACTACAAACATTCACGAACATCTTAGTGATGCAGTCAGGGAGGGTTTCAAATCTATCCTTGAAGGGTGGACTAGTCAGGCAAAGTTTATCAAAAAGATGAAAGCCTGTACTCCAATGGAACCATACGATGTACCAAGTATGTTGTATGATGTGCAGCAAAGGATGGAACAAAAGGTTCTACCTGATTCAAAGTTCAATGAACTTGTTGATCTCACCATCAATCCTCCACATGAGGAGTTTGGGTCTTGCTCAGTTTGGTCAGCGCACAACGCTTTTACTGAACTATTGAAGGATGAGTCTAGTCCTAACAAACCATTAAGAAGTAGACATCTTAACCAAGCCTTTGATTCTCACATCGAATGCTTTCCATCTTACTTGGACTATCAGTATGAAGCTGCTGTACCATCATTCGTTAAGACTCTCAGGGATTATTCATGAGATGTCCTGACTGTAACAGTAAAACAAAAGTCATTGATAGTAGGGAGGCTTCGTTCATAGAGCGGAGTCATCCCTGCATCAAAGGCTTGAAGGAAGGTGAGGTAGGCAGGATGCGTAAGTGTCCTGCTTGCTTCACTAGATTTATAACCAAAGAAACAATAGTTACTAAACACACAAGAAGAACGAAAGGATATGATGCTTTCTGAAATCATACCAAGTCATGGTGACATCGTTACCATATATCTAACAGCAATAATCATGGGTACTTTAGTATTTGCTATCGCTTACTTAACACGATAAACAATGGAAGAAATTAAAAACCTAATAAAAGTTCTTGAAGAAGAACTAAAGAAACTACCAACCAAACAAGCACAAAAAGAAATTAAGAGAGGAATTAAAAATGCCAAAGAATACATTCACAAACAACGTACAAAAAGCTGACGACATAGGCTATAGCCTGACTTGGTGTATCGAAACTAAGAAGTTGGTGGATCAGGGTTATGATTACTTCTGGTCAGGGGAACATCATAAAGGTATTGATCCTCAACGCTATTCCCAAAGGAAAGCAGCAAGAAAACGTAGAGCATACGCTAACCCTCATATACTGGGGTCATGTTAAATAACAAGAAGTCAGGGACAATAGGAGAGTATGCTTTTGTTGTTGAAGCATTGAAGCAAGGGCTTGATGTCTACACTCCTATTGGGGATTACAGTACAACAGATATTCTCGTTGGTAATCCTGCTGCTCAACACTTCAGAGTCCAAGTTAAAACAACAACAGTCAGGAGAGGAGAGCATAGGTTCAAGGTTGTTGTTGGAACAGGACCAAAGAAGGAAAGACTATCTGCAAAGGACGTTGATATCCTAGCTGTTTATCTTCAGCCTATCGACTGTTGGTATCTGTTACCTATGGTAAAATGCAGTAACCAAAAGTCCTTTGCTTTCTACCCTCAAGAGGGAAGTCGATCTCAATGGACAAGATACAAGGACAACTGGGATGTCTTCTTTTAAAAGACCTTTATTAAAGACCTTTATAAAGGAATATATTATATAATTAATATTAATGTTAACCTGCTAAAAGACTTTTTATAAAGGTCTTTAAAAAGGTGTCAACCCTAAAATCAAAAATAAATTCTGGAGGTAACAGATGAATCAGGATGATCTCAATAGGGAGATGATGGAAGGAGGTATCGCTAGATACCGAGGTAAAGTACAGTCAGCTAGGGAACGAGGTGCTGAGACCGACGCATCCTACGGAGCCAGACTCCTCAGAGGAACTGTTCCAAGGCTTATAGAAGACATTGAAAGAGCTATCACGTACCATCGTACCAACCAACAGTCTGTCCCTCCTTGGATGCCTAATATCTGGGACTATCCAATTGATACGTTAACATTCATAGCATTGAAGAGTGTGTTAGATAGCATCAGCGTTAGAAAGTCCTTGATGAAGTCAGCTATGTCCATTGCTAATCTGATACAAGATGAATGTAGGTATAGATGGATGCAGGATAACTACCCTGATGTATTCAAACACGCTGATAAGGACGTTAAACGTAACCGTAAGGCAGGACATGGGTACAGGAGGAACTGGCAAACCTACCTTAGACATGAACATGGTGAGGTATCCAAGGGTAACATCAAAGGATGGACTAACTGGGATCGTAAGAGCAAGGTGCTTATGGGTACATGGTTCCTTGAAATGATTCGTAAGTCTACCCACTTGGTCAGGTTCGTTAAGGCAGTAGAGGTACACAAGACTAAGTTCTACATCCAACCAACGGAGGAACTGTTCACTTGGATAGA